AAAATATAAACATTGACCGTTCTTGCGGCTCCAGCACAGCGCAAGCTCCAGACTCCCCCGGATAACTCCATCGCTTCACAAGTGTTTTGGCCGCTTCCCTGAGCGCCATTACTGTTGACGAAGACAAACCTGATGACACCATCGTTATTGAATAGATTAATAACAGCCCCACTCCCTGATGCTGCCGGCACACTAAGCACTCGTTTTTCAAGAAGCGTTAATGGCATTGTGTCACCGATATAAAACGGCACTCCTGCTGAGTCTGTCAGCATTGCTCCATAGGACATATCACCTCACGAACACCAGAATGTTTCCCGGAACATTTGGAAAGGTGCCAGATGAATAGTCAGAGCTTGCTACCTGACTAACAATCATACTGGCACCGCTCGTATATATTTTCTTTCTGCCCGTCCCATTCCTGTCACCGCTGGGTTGAAAGAGATAATCAAGTGAATAACCTGACGGCAATGAAAATGCCTGGCTGTAATTGCTTGTTGCATCAATGGACATAACTCCGAGCGCATTTACCTTAACGAGCCCGGTATTATTATCAACTCCGCTTGCGTCCCATGTTCCAAAGCCATATGCCATCAGCTGAGTTTCCCCACTCTTACGCGCAGAACGCCACTACCGTCATAGACCGATATCTGGTTGTTGCTTTGCACCATCCGTCCATTACCTGGCTCATAGCCATTATTTTCAAAGGTTCCGTCTTTGCTGAGCCTCCATCCCGTAGCGCCAGCAATATAGTTTGTGGACTCGATATAGGCAGCGATCATTGCGCTGGTAATCGTTGCGTCACCTATAAATGCCTGATTGATGATGGTCTGGCCGTTCTGGATAGCAAAGAAGGTTTTCGGCGTAGCTCCTATCTGCGACATCACAGCGAAGCGGTCAGCCAGGAACAGCACCTGTGTCTGCATACCGGCAGGGCTGTTCTCAACGCCAATCCCCATGCCAGCTGCGTACTGTCGACCATTGCTGTCTACCGCTACTTTTACTGAGTACTGTGCTGATAGCTTGCCGTTGGTGTCAGCCAGCGCCGTCGAGGTCTGCTGTATTGCTGCCACGTTGTCACCGACTGCCGCCTGCACCTGCTCAAACCTTTGTGCATAAGCCTGTTCGTTCGTGGCGATGGTCTGTTTAACTGTAAGGATGTCGGCGCGGTTCTGGTTAGCTGCGCCCGCGATTGCCATCTGGTGATCAACCGTTGCATCAAGGTTGAGCGCGTTCTGAAGCATGGCATCAATGTTGGTATCAACTTTTGCGATGAGCTGCTTACCGGCATCCGTTTTTAGTACCTGCTCAGTGATATCGCCCAGCAACGCAGTCGCATCAACATTACTGGCCCCGCCAACAAAATTTGTCCAGTCGCCGGTGTTACCAATACGGTCTACCAGCCGGGCGCGGTACCAGCGGCGAACGCCTGCAGGCATTGGTCCATGTTGATAGCTAACGCCTGGATAGGGCACATATGCCAGAAACTGCGGGTTCTGCCCGTCTGCCGTAGTAGCCACCTGAATCTCTGTGTACGAGGTGTCACCGGAACCATCAGGAAACGCCCACGTAACATCGATTGCCCAGACCACATTGTCAGTGGCCCGGAGATTAACCGGCGTGCCTGGCTTGCCTGCTTTGCCAATGAGTGATGTCGAGTCAGCATAGCCCCATGGAGAAGAGACTTCTGCCGCGTTAACCGCACGCACCCGGACATCATAGACGCCGGTGTAAATCCCCTGAATGCTGAAGCCCTGAGCGCTGGTTACCGCGACGTTAATCCAGTCGCCTTTATCCTTGCGCCACTGAGCCATATAGCTGATTGCACCCTCAACACGGTCCCACGTTACCTGCATTGATGAGACTGAAAGCCCCTGCTCAACGAAACTGACTTCACTGATTTTGATGTTGGCCGGTGCTTTGAGCACGCTGATGGGCGTGACCGTGATTGGTGCTGGCTCAATGCGCACGCCGTCATCAATGTACCGATACTTGTTCGGGTCGTGCTGCACACCTGTAATTGTAAACGTGCCGTCATCGTTCCCCGCTACCGAGGTGACGCGGAAATACTGAATTGCCAGCTTGTCACTGTCGATAGCCCAGACAGCACCCGCCACCGGCGCAATGCGGAAAGCAGTATTCACACTGACCGTTTTCTTATCAGCGCTGATGCTGCCAATTGTGCGTGTCTGCGCGGTACCGTCAGGCAGGTTTACAACCAATCTGTCACCTGCCGCGTAATCAACTGCGCGGTCGAGCGTGATGCGAAGACCATTGACAGAACTGATGCGGCCACCATTCTGTTTGCCGCTGCGGAAAGGGTCCGCCACACCGATAATCTCAGCCGGGATCGGAATGTAACCATCCAGCCCGACGCCGAATGAAACCGTACCGTCTTTGGCGTTAGAAAGAATGGCCCAGCGACCGCGTCGGTGCGCCTCGCTCTGAGAGGTACAGCCGATAGCGGTGAGGCTCATCTCGCGCACATCGTAGCGCTGCACGAGGTCTGAGTCGTAGACGCCCTCAACAGTATCGGAATAGTGGTTAATAGGATCGGACCAGCTCACCTGACAGGACGAATAGCGGTTCTTGTAACTACCACCAGCATAAGTGAACAGGCCGTCAATGGCGTTAGCGGCGTGGTAAACGAAATCAACGTCAACGTTGCCGTCTGAATCAACCTGCGGCACGTCTGCATTGACGAAAATCTGGCTGTTTCCCCAGAAAGTTATGCCACGGAATATAGCCGCAATGTCCTTCAGTACTGTGTAAGCGTCCTGCTGGCTCTGAATGAAAACATTACAGGTAAAGCGCGGTTCTGTGCCGCCTGCGCCGTCTGACACCATTTGATCGCAATACTGAGAAATGCTGTACAGCTCCCACTTGTCGATCATGGTGGCATCGACACGCGTCCCCATTCCAAAAATTTTATCCAGCACCAGGTCATAGAAAATCCATGCCGGGTTATTGGTATAGGCATATTTGAAATCACCCTGCCATGTTCCAGCATAGGTGCGCGTCACCGGATCATAAGTTGTCGGAACGCGAACCAGTCGCCCTTTTGGCTTGCAGGTTACCTTCGGAGCCTGTCCGCTGAACTGGCTCGCATCGACCTCAATATAAAGTAGTGCGGTGTTGGGATAGCGAAGTTTGCTGTCGATGACCTCTGCAAAAGAAAACACCTTAAAGCCATTTACCAGCTTTGAGGATGTCGAGTCTGCGGTGATGCGGCGCACCCGGATAGACCAGCCGGATGTTGCTTTAGGTAAATCAATGCGGTGATCGCGCTGATATTCAGAGGTGGTTTTACCATTGAAACTGCCATTAACAACGGTGACCCATGAACTGCCGTCTGTTGAAAGGTCAATAGCGTACTGCGTCACGGTACCTACCATGTCGCCATTGTCTTTATACTGATACTGCACCGGCAGGCTCAGCTTGATGCGAACGGCATCGAGCGTCAGATTTGAAAACTGGCGCGTCCAGGCGACAGCCTGCGTCACTGCAACGCCTACTGAAAGTTCATTATCAACTTCAGGCATGCCCTGAATATAGGTCTGGTCCTGTGTTCCCCTGCGCCAGTCCCATACGACACCGGTAAAGTTATAGGTGCCGTCTTCGTTCGCCAGTTGAGTATCGTTCAGGTAAATCTGCTGCGCGGTTAAATCACCCTGAATCTCACCTTCAGATATAGCTAGCAGCATTTTCAGTTTGGCTATAGACAGAAGATCGTCTGCCTGCTCTACTGGGGTGTGGGGGTTACTTCCACCTCCCTTGCTTCCTGTTATTCTTTTATGTGAAAACTGCATAGGCTTTCCTTTATCCACAATATATAGATGAACATTTTAAAAAACTCAAAGGACGATAAAATCAAATGACTGAGCAAAAGATAACCCCAGCGAAGAGCGATGGAGATAAAGGACGACTAAATAAAATATTCCTTTTCTTTACAACGCTATTCACTCTAATAATTGCTGGAGCACAATCTTACATAGCTTACAAGCAATACGAGGCATCAAAACTCAGCTTCTCACCAATATTTGTCTTTCAAGAGGAATTAGTAAAAAGAGATGGCAGCGAAAGGTATGACAATGAAAACTTAAAAATTATAAATATGGGGTACCCAATAAACAACTACTCTTCTAAAGAGAAGATATTTATCAAAGCAACACAAACAATCATAAAAGAAAAAGTCATAAAAGAAAGCATTTTAATACCTGTAAATTACTATGCAGCCTCATATTCGAGCACAGGCGGAAAAGACACGCTTGAGACATTTATAGGCATGGATAATAACACGGACGCTGTAAGTTTAAGATGGTCAATCAATGCTCTCGATCCAAAGGGAGTTAGCTCTGGTCCATTTTATGATATAGACTTGATAAAAGCTTTTGAGCTGACCTACTCTGATATTGAAGGCATTGAACATAAGAAATACTTTATTAACCAAAAGCCTGTTGATGAAAAATTATTTCTATCCATGACAGATGATGCTGACAATATAGTTCCACCAAGAGATATAAGAAATTTAGATGCAGGAACTATAGTTTCCTTGTTGCAGAAAAATTATAAAAATTGAGTTTACTTGCTATTACTTTCGTAGGTAAATACTCCTGCACTGATTACCGCGCCGCCGATTTCCCGCGTCCCGTAAAGCACCGGCACTGGATAGCCCATGGCAACGGTATTTACCGGCGCACCGAACGCATAGTTCGGCTTATTATCCGTGCTGGATGAGGAACCTACATTTAACTTTGGCTGAGGCGTCAGCATCTGAACGACCCCACCCAGCAACATACTGATACCGATACTGGTCAATGCTGTAGTAGCCAGGCCAACTGCGGTCGTGGTACCGATAGCCGCGCCGTATGCAGCCAGTGACGCACCCGCTGTGAAGAACGCGGCCACAATCGCGACAGCACCAATGATGATCTGC